GCGAACCGGCGGCAGATCGCGGGTTCGTGCTCCTTGCCCCAGTACATTTCCTCGGACTCCTCGACGGGGCCGATGAGTCCCTTCTTGCGGTGCCAGAGGGAGAACCGGGACTCGTACGGGGAGAGGCCGAGGACGGCGGCGATCTCCGAGCCGCCGATCCCGTTCGCGCGGGCGGCGTGCCACTCGTCGGTTCCGGGCTCGAACCATCCGAGGACGGTCGGGCCGGCGGCCGGGGCTTCCACCCCGACCTGCTCGACGGTCGTCATGTGCGTGCTCCTGGGTGTGGTGCGGCGGCGAGTCCGACCAGTCCGACTCCGGCGGCGATGACCGTGGTGGTGGCGGTGGCGTACCAGCCGGTGAACGGGCCCCATTGGGCGAAGAGGAGGGCTACGGCGGTGACGGTCGTCCAGTGGGCGGCGGCCCGTAGACGGGCGGTCACGAGGCGATCCAGTAGCCGCGGTCGTTGACGGTCCCGGTCTCGACGAGGGCCCCGCGCCGTGTCCACCACTGCAGGTCTTTCCGGGCGGTCGTACGGCACGGGCCATAGCCGGTGGCCCGGTAGAAGCGGTGGGCTTGCCCGGTGGTGTAGCGGCCGCCGACGCGCCGGATTTCGTCGAGGAGACGCTGACGGCGGACAGTGATCTGATCAGCCACGGTCGCCACCCGCCTCGGTGTCGATCGGTGCCTCCACGCCGTCGTACTCGTGGCGCCACTGGTTGATGCCGACGGTGGTCGGGTAGTGCAGGCCCCAGCTGTCGACGTGCCAGCCCATGGCGAGGCGTTCACCGGTCTGCGGGTGGGCGGTGACCGTGACGCAGCGGAAGTCGGAGCCGTTGCGGTGGGTGTAGGAGTGGCCCGGCTCGAAGAAGTCGGGAGTGGCCGTCGCCGCGTCAGCGGTGGCCTTCTCCCCGCCGGTCATGCGGCGGACTGCATCACGGGCCCGGCGCAGGCCGATGTGCTGGGCGTACATCGGCGAGGAGTCGCCGCCCTCGGTCTCCAGTTGGGCGGTGTACTGGTCGGCTTCGTCGGTCATGGCGGCGAGACGGGCCTCGACCTCGGCGAGGACCTGGGCGCGGTGGGCGTCGAACTTCTCCGCGAGGATCCGCCCGTACTCGTCCCTGCTGAGGTGCGGCGGGCAGATCCGGCGGATCATCTCCACCGCCTCATCACGGGCGCTCATGACGCACCCGCTTCACGCTGCGCGGGGAGCGACACCGACCCCGTCGGCACGCCAGCCTTCAGCCGGTCCGCCAGAGCAGCGAGCGCCTTGTCACGGAACGGGATCTCGTGACCCACCATCCCCGCGAGCTGCTCCACGTACAGCCGCTCCGGCTCCCACCCGTCGTGCTCCTGAGACATCGCCCGGTCGGCGACGATCTCCATGAACAGAGTCAGGCAGTCCTCGTTGTCCGCGATCTGCTCGACCACGTACGTGAAGTACTCCTCGAAGTCGAGCATCAGCCCGTCCGGGAGACGGCGGGTGTAGATCCGCATCGGGTCGGTGATGACGGGGCGGCGGAACAGGCGGTGCAGGTACAAGCGGACGCGGTTCATCGCGTGGCTCCGTTCGGGGCAGCGGGGAGGAGAAGAGACAGAAGCGCGGCAGCCGAAAGAGCGGCCTCACGCACAGTCAGGCGGGCGTACGTGACCGCGTCAGCGACCCACAGCAGCAGCGCAGCGAACGCCCGGTCCACGTCGTGACGGGCATGTACAGCGGCCTGCCACACGCGGGGGAAGTCCGTACGGTGCGCGTCGACCAGCAGGAACCAGAAGACGGAGAAGCTGGCGTGGACGCCGATGCCGAGCGACAGGAACGCCGCCCACTCGGACAGGCTGTGGGTGTGGCTCACGAGACGCCCCCAACGCGTTGACCGCCGTGGACGCGAGTGACGTGCCGGTGCAGCTCCTCCTCGGCCGATCCGTCATCGACGTGCCAGACCGACGTACGCCAGCCGCACGTGCCGCAGACGCGGGACACCTTGGCGTGGTGCCCGTAGACCGGGCCGCCCCCGAACGGGCTCATCTCGGAGGTGTAGCCGTGACAGTCGGACGCCTCGCACATGTACGGATCGAAGACCGGGGCGAACGGGCGCGGCATGTCGTCGTCCTGCGGGCACCGACACACGGCCTTCCGCGCGTTCCGGCGGGCGAGCATGCGGGCCTTGATCTGCGCCTGCGTCGGCTGCGTCCAGCAGTGGAATCCCCGACCGGGGAGCCACCACTGCATGTGGCCGTACTCCTCAAGACCGCACCAGCGGCAACCGAACGGCGTCGGCGCAGTCCCGTCAGGCCAGCGGATGTGGCCGTGCAGCATGCCCGTCCCGGCGTCGCGGCGGCCGTAGCCGAGGAGGTGCTTCAGCGGGTCAAGGTCGTGCGGGACGCGGTTCTCGTGATGCAGGTAGGCGTAGAACTCGCCCACCGGCTCCGGTACGACCGGCATCGGCAGCGCGCCCTGAGCGGCCACCGCATCCGGCAGATTCGTGATCGACTCACTCATGCCGCCACCTGCGCAACCGGCTCGTTCGTCAGCGTCCACGCCCGGAACGGAACCCCGTCCAACAAGCCATCCGCGTACGTGAAGAGCGACCACTCACCCTCACGCGGACGCTCCCGCACGTCCGCACCGAAGGCCCCGGCGAACTCGCCGACCTTGTCCACGGAGAGGTGGAAGTACAGCTCCACACCGATCGGCCGGACGTAGCACCCCGGCTCGGCGTCGAAGCTGTTGCTGCTGATCTGCAAGCTCGTCGGGGCGACGGGCGACGCGGCTGCCAGCTTCTCCGCCACCGACAAGGCGGCCATGATCTGGTCGGTCTGGGTCTGAGATGATGCGTTCAAGGCGAACGCCTCGCTTTCTGTGATGAGTGGGGTTGACGCCGAGTCGGGGGCCGTCATCCGGGCTAAGGGGGCGGCCCTTCGGCGTGGGTGGGATCAGGCGGCGTCAGCCGCGCGCTGCGGGCGTGAGACCCGAGCCGACAGGACGACCGCGCGGACCTTCGCCCGAATCTCCGGGCTGATCGGCGGCGCCTCGGCCGCGTTCCGCTCCGCCGCGCGCAGGCCGGCCTCGCCGATAGTGCGCAGGGCCTTCTCGAAGGAGAACGGGGCCGTCATGCCGGCACCGCGGCGATGTGTGTGGGCTCGGCGGGGGCTTCGACGGTTCGGCCGGTGTGGGCCCAGAGGACGAGGAGGTCTACTCCAAGCCGTTTGGCAATTGCCGTTGCCTCGTCGTAGAGGGACTTCTTGCGTCGCCCGTTGCGCAGGGCGTCGATCTTGCTGGGGTGGCATCCGGCCGCGTCGGCGAGTTCTCGGACGCTGACTTCGCGTCCGTCTCCGGTGCGCTCCATGAGCATGACCAGCAGGTCGCTGCTCACGAGGACCATGTATTCCTGTTGGGGCCGCACCTGGCTACCTCCGTAGACGCTGTGTGCGTTTCCGTGAACAAGAACGACAGTACACACTCGTAGACGTGCTGTCTACGAAAACGCACATCGAGTCAGGATCCGGTCATCACATCCGGAAGGGATGGCGCCGTGAGGCGTTTCCGTAGACACTCTGTGCGGAGCCACAAACGGTTGCGTCCGCTGACCTGGCATTTACTCAGTGATCAAAAACCGTAACGTAGACATCGGGCGTCACTACGGGGACAGAGAAGGGGCACAATGCACGCCATGACTGAGCAGCGGACCGACTTCGCCGACCTGCTGAAGGCTCGGCGCGCCGAGCTCGGCAAGAGCCTGCGCGACATGGAAAAGATCTGCATCGACCCAGACAGCGGCGAGCAGGCAAAGTTCGGCTGGCTCTCCAAGGTGGAACTCGGCAAGCCCGTCGACCCGCCCAAGGAACACCGCCTCAAGGCCATCGCCGCCGGCTACGGACTCCCCTTGAAGGAGTTGCAGAGGGCGGCCTCGATCCAGTTCTTCGGCTACGACCCGGCCGCCGACGCCTCCGTCGTATGGAGTGGAGACCTCACGACTCGTCTGATCGTGGCCCGCGCCGAGGAGATGACCGAGGAAGAGCGCCGGCAGTTCGCCGCAATCGCGGAAACCTTTGCCCGTAGGCGCACGCAGAGTGACGATAAGTCGGGCGAATAGTACGACTTTCTGTCACTGGCTGATTCCCTCTGGTCACACGCTGATCGGTGTGACACAGTCGGTGATCCGCCTGGGGGCGCAAAGGGGATCACCTCAACTGGGCGCTCGTACGTATGTCCGAGCGCCTGGGTTTGAGCAGGGAGGCGGAGTGCGAATGGCGGACGAGGAAACCCGGCAGAGTGACAGCGAGTCACAGCAGGCGCGACCGCAGCCGGAGATCCGGATGGAACTGGTCGGCAGCCTCCCTGGCGGGCGGGCCATCGCGGGAGTGGAGCAGGAAGGTTCCTTCACCTGGCTCGCTTCCAAGGAGCACGTCAGTGAGCAGGCCAGGGACGAGCTGCTCGAACTGTTCCGGCGGATCGTGACCGAGGGCTGGTGGGCGCAGAACTGGCCCGAAGCCCGCTAGCTCCACCCAACCCCCCACACTTTGAAGCCGCAGGCCCACAGCCTGCGGCTTTAATACTGCCTTCCAGTGGGCTTCGACCTAGCGAACCTGAGACAAACGCAGTATTACTGTGCCACCCTGAACCATGCCCACCCACGCACCCGGCATCCCAACCCGCGCGATCATCTACTGCCGCATCAGCCGCGACCGCGAAGGCGCCGGCCTCGGCGTCGGCCGCCAACGCGAAGACTGCGAAGTCCTCGCCGCCAGCCTCGGCCTCGACGTCGTCGCCGTCTACAGCGACAACGACCTCTCCGCCTACTCGGGTAAGCCGCGCCCCGGATATCAGAAGCTCCTCGCCGACCTCCGCGCCGGGCGGGCAGACATCGTCCTCGCCTGGCACACCGACCGCCTCCACCGCTCCCCGGCCGAACTGGAGGAGTACATCGACGTGTGCGAGCCACGCGCCGTACAGACCCGCACGGTCAAGGCCGGAGTGCTGGACCTGTCCACGGCCACCGGCCGGATGATCGCCCGGCAGCTGGGCGTGCAGGCCCGCTACGAGGTTGAGCGGATGGTGGAGCGGCAGAAACGCAAGCGGGACGAGATGGCCCGCGACGGGAAGTTCTTCGGCGGGCGTCGCCCCTTCGGGTGGGAAGCTGACGGCGTCACCCCGCGGTCCCTGATCTGCCTGCCGTGCGGGCAGGACGACCCAGACGGCTTCCGGATGGTCATCAAGTGCGGGGAGTGCGGCCGAGACGACAACCTCGACGGCTGGGCCTGCAACCACTGCCACGCCCCCCACAGCCGGTACACGTGGATGGTGTGCCGCCAGTGCGGGCACGCCGCCACTGTGGCCGAAGGCAGCGAATTCCAGCGGATCCGGGAAGCCGCAGACACCATCCTCGCAGGCGGGTCGCTGCGCGCCATCGCCGCCGAGTGGAACCGGATGAACCCGCCGGTCCTCACGAGCACGGGCAGCGACTGGGAGGGCCCCGAGGTCGGGGCGATGCTTCGCCGTCCCAGGAACGCGGGCATCCTCGTGCACCGCGGGAAAGAGGCCGGCCCTGCTGGCTGGCCCGGTCCGCTGGATGAGCCGACGTGGCGGAGTCTGGTGTCGTTGCTCGACGATCCGGGGCGGCGTACAACACCGGGGAACGAGCGGAAGTATCTCGGGTCGGGCTTGTACGTGTGTGGGCCGTGCGGGGCGACCGTGCGGTGCATGACCAGCAATCGCGCTGGCGGCAGGTACCTAGTCGCGTATGGCTGTCGTGCGGGTCAGCATGTGGTGCGGAAGGCTGAGCCGTTGGACGACTTCGTGCAGGCCAATCTGATGAAGCGGCTGGCGCGGCCCGATGCGGGAGACATATTCGCGCACAAGCAGGATCCGGTGGATGTGCGGGGTGCTCAGGCCACGATCCGGCAGGCCCGTCAGACGTTGGATGAGCTGGCGCAGGAGCTTGGTTCGGGGGCGATGAGCATGCCGGAGTGGCGGATCGCTTCAAAGCTTGCGAGAGAGCGCCTGGAGGCTGCGGAAGGCGTCCTGTCGCGGGCGGTGGAGGTGAACCCCGTGGCTGGGTTGCTTGCGGCGGACGACATGGTGGAGGAGTGGGGCAAGTGGGATCTGTCGCGGCAGCGGGCGGTGATCTCGTACATGATGACGGTGCGGCTGCATCCCGCCCGGAAGGGCCGCCTACCGAGGAACATGCTTCTCGACACGGACACGATTGAGATCGTCTGGTTGGTGTAGGGCGGAGCCCCCGGTCCGCTGTGGGGCCGGGGGCTCCGGGGTCGGCCGCCGCGAGCCTGGGGGCTATGCGGAGCCGACCGGTCTGTGACGCCCATCCAGTAACCGCTTAACCCCAGGGTGGGCGGGTAGTCCTGGAGTCACTGGATCGTGTGTTTTCCGTTCACGGGTCTTGCGATCATGGGTTCGTCTTGATCCAGGAATGTACGGTGCACGATACAGACATCCGTGGTTGATCACGCCAGCGTGAGCGGGTGTATTCCGCCCCACCGCCCGATGACTGGGTCTTCGACCGCCGCCGGGCCGTTGGCGAGCAGATCCGGGCCGCACGCCTGCACGCCAACCTCACCCAAGAACGGCTCGCCGAGTTAGCCGGGCTGGACCGCCAGGCCGTGAACCGGATTGAGCAGGGTCGGGCGAGTGCGAAGCTCGACAACTTGATTCGCGTCTCGTACGCCCTCAACGTGCCCCTGTCGGATCTGGTGCGGTGACCCGCAGCCGGCTCGGGGGTTAGACCGGCTCGCGGGCCACCATCGCCCCTCTGTCGGCACGAGGGGCGGTCTCCCGCCGCCGAGGGAAGACGGGGCGGCGGAAGCTGTCAGCGCCAGCGGATCTCAGGTCGCACGTACGGGTAGAGGTGCTCGACGCCCTTGGCCTCATGCCCGATCGGCTGGGTGCAGTGGACGCCCCGGTTCGGGTGCGTCTTCCAGCAGTAGCCGTGCCCGAGCGGGCCGGTCGGTGTCGGCCGGGGGAGGGTCTTCTTGCTCATGGCGTGTCTCCTGCGGGGGCTGGTCCGTCGGCGTGTTCGGGGCAGGCGTACACCTCGGTGTCGAGGATGTGGGCGCCCATCTGGCCGCGCGCTATCCCGGCACTGACCGCGCCGGTGGTGAGGTTCGTCCCGCACCAGACGCAGGCCAGCCCGTTGTACTGCCCGTACGACAGCTGCTCAACCGGTGGTAGCTCGACGCGAGTGGTCATGACCGGTCCTCCAGCGGTACGAGGTTGTACGCCTGGCGGCAAGGCGCGCATGCGAACAGGCCCTGCGGTGCCGGCCCTGACCCTTGGTCCGGTGGTTGCCGTACAAGCCGTGCGTCGCGGGCGTAGCCCTGGTGCCACGAGCAGTAGGCGTAGCCGACAGGCGTTGCGTCTGCGCTGGTTCTGGCCATGCGTGTTCTCTCTCCCCGACCCGACTCGGTGTGATTGAGACAACAGGTTGGTGACTTGGCCAACACGATTCGATACACACCGCATATCAGGGCGGCGTATCGTCCCCGTATGAGTGGTCAGACACCCTGGGCAGACGTCCGCTTACGCGCCGCCTGGGCGCGCCAGGACTGGGCTGTAATCCTCCGCGAATACCGGCGGGCGTCCGGCCTGTCGCAGCGCGGCCTGGAACCCCTCATCGGGGTTCCGCAGCCCTACATCTCCGCCATCGAGTCGGGCCGAAAACGCGTCACGTCCGCTGAGCTGATCGCCCGAATGACTGAAGGGCTGAACGTGCCAGCAGAACTCACTGGGCTCCCCGTCCGCTTCGGCCCGGATGAGTGGTCGCCGTCCGCCGAGTTGCGGGAGCGGATCGCGCACGCCCATACCCGAGGACGGGCGGACCTGCGTACCGCGGACTGGATTGGTGTCGTCCTTGCGCAGCATCGGCGTGCCGAAGACGAGGTCGGCGGGCTGGCCCTGTGGCCTGTCGTTCGCGCGCAACTCGACCAGGTGACCGCACTGTTGCCTGGCACGAGCGGGCTGGCCGCCGACCGGCTGCTGTTGCTCGCCGCGGAGCACGCGCACTGGCTCAGCTGGGTGGCGTGGCAGGAGAACAAGCACGGCCCCGCCCTCGCCTGGATTGACCTCGCCCACGGGTGGGCTGTCGACGGCGGGCACCCGGACATGGCGTCGTGGGCGCAACGCGTCCGCGCGCACTACTCGCTGGAGTACGGGGATCCCGTCCGCGCCCTACGCACTGCGGAGGGCGCCCGGTTCGCCGGCCCGCGCCCACTGTCCCCCGCAGCCGAGGCCGTAGCAGTGCACCAGGAAGCGATGGCCGCAGCCCAGTTGGGTGAGCGGGATCGTGCCGTACGCCTCGCCGAGGAGGCCCACGGGCTGGCACTACAGGTGCCGGACGAACAGGAGCGGCCGGGCTGGTTGTACTGGCTGGACGCGGCGAGGGCGCGGTTGAATGCGGCGGATGCGGCGTACGCGTGCCAGCGGTGGGCGGATGCGGCGGCTGGGTTTCGTGAAGCGCTGCCTGCGCTGGCGGGGTTCCCGCGCGACCATGCTTACTATCGGGCCCGGTTGGAGGATGCGGAGCGGCGGGTCTAGGCGGGGGTGCAGTCGCGGATGAGGGGCTCGTCGCCGGGCTTCAACTGCGCGGCTTCGGTGACTGCCTTGACGACGTCTCGGTGGTGGGGGCCGTACGACAGGATGCTGCCGCCGCTGATGACACCGACCGGCTCGGGGTCGTCGAGCTCGACAACGACTTCACCGGTTGCGAGGTCGGCGGGTTCGTAGTCGTCCGGCCCCGTTCCGGCGGGCAGGATGCGGTAGGTGACGCGGTACAGCATGGTCTTCTACTCCCGACAGTAGAGCGCCCCAAGGCGTCGGGGCCTCGGGGCGATGGGGGGAGCTTAGCGGGCGGGGGCCGGGTGTGGGGAGGCCTGTTTTTGGTCGGTGGCCGATGCGTGTTTGAGGGCGTCGCTAGATAGGCTGACAGCATGTCCCCCAACCCTTCCGCCCTTGGCGGTGTGCGCTCTGCTGCCGTCGTGAATGAGGAGATTCGGCGGCTTGTGCAGGCTGCTCAAGGGCGCCTGTATGGGGATGCTCGGGTCAGGTATGCGGAGTTGGTGGCGGAGTGGACGGTTGCGGTGGCGGCGGAGCGGACCGACGTCGTCGAAGCGGCGTGATCACGTCGCGGTCGGCCGCACCACGGCAGCCTTCCCGCAGCCGACGCAGCACGGCGTCCCCGCGTACCCGCTGATCGTGCCATCCGGACGCAGCACCACCGCCCCGTGCTCGGGCATCTTCGGATGGTTGCCGCGCAGTTCGAACCACGCCTCCCCGCACTCGCAGGTGACGTAGTCGGGCTTCGGCTGTTCGCTTTTGCGGCGCCGCTCGTTGAAGTCGATGACGGTCATGAGACCAGCGTGAACTACGCGGAGTGCCGCTCCCAAGGGGAACCAGTAACGAACTTCCCAGACTTCCCAGGGTTGGGGGATCCGAGGGGCGGAGTTTCAGTTTGTATATTATCCAAACTGAAGTTCTTGCTGGTCAGCGCATCGCTTCGGCGTTTCCCGAAGCGATTCCCGCCGCCACTCCCGCTTCTCCCGTACCCGCCAATGCTTGCGGCGCAACGGCGCATCTTCGAGCGTCTGGCCACGCCACACACGACGACCCAGCATCCGAGCCACGACCACCACCCCTACGCGTACACGCGGCGCTGCGGATCCAACGCCCCAGCCGCCTGCGGACCACCACCCGGCTCCTCAGGATCCGGCGCCCCATCCCGGCGGCACACCAGCGCAGCCTCGTCATACGCCGGAGCCTGCAAGCTGTAGCCGTCCGGGCACGTCTGCCCATCCTCCCCGTCCGCCCCGTCCACGCCCGGCTCGCCCTGAGGCCCAGGCGGACCCGGCTCACCCTGCGGACCCGGAGGACCAGCAGGACCAGCCGGACCCGAAGCGCCGACGGCTCCGGGCTCCCCGGCCTTACCGTCAGAACCATCGACGCCGCTCTTACCGTCCTTGCCCGGCGAACCCGACGGGCCCGGCTCCCCGTCCACGCCCGGCTCCCCAGGCTCACCCTGCGGGCCGGGCGGACCCGTCACCGAAGCACCCGGCTCACCCGGCGGCCCCTTGATCGGCTTCCCGCCCAGATCCCGCACCTGCTGCGCCAACAGCCGGTTGTACTCCCGCTCCTCGTGCAGATCGTGCGTCACACCCTGAATCGTCAGCACAATCCACGCCAGCACCGCCCCCAAAGCCACCGCGCCCACGACCGCCCACACGTCACCGCGACGCCCCCGACGCTCCTCCGCCCGCACCTGCGCCCGGCTCACGACCCAGACCCCCGAGCCAGCAGGATGACCATCGGCAGGAGGATTGCGACCAGTGGCACAATCACCGCACCAATCAGCCAACGGCGCGTCGCGATGAGCTTCTCAGCGTCCTTCTCCCTGAGCGTCTCCAACGTCGCCACCCGAGCGGCGAGCGCATCGTGCCGGATGTCATACAGCCGCTGGTCGACCTTCTTGGCCATCTCCTCAGACAGGCCCCGAATGTCATCCCGAATGTCGCCCGTGCGATCGTCCAGGCGGCGGGCCAACTCGCCGAGCGTCAGCTCATCCGGCACGTGCAACTCCGATCAGACGCCAGCAGCGTGCGAGCCAGACGTCACCAACGAGTCCTGCGCCTTACCGCTCACTCCGACCGGCTTCCACAAGCCGAAGTGCGCCAGCACGCCCGTCGCGAACGCCACCAGCGCCAGCACAGCAGCGGTGCCCACGTCGTAGCCGGGGCCACCCGCAGCGAACTCCACGAGGAACCCGTTCAGCGTCGACAACGCCAGCAGCAGGACCGCCTTCACGCCGGCGTGGGTGACTCTGGTCGTGACCAGTCCGACGAGGACGGGCAGGACGACGGAAATGAGCAGGCCCAACCAGTAGGCCGCATCGAGATTGACGTTCATCGGGTCTCCTGTTTCAGACGCCGTCGGCGTCGAGGTGGATGGTGACGGACTCGATCGACGCCTTGAGTTCGGCGACGATCGCGGCCGGGTCGATGTCGCCGACGTTCGCGGCGAGGGTGGCAACGGTCTTCACAAGCTGGTCGATCATGGTGTTCTGCGCGTCGACCTTCACGCCGAGCGCCTTGATGAGCTGCTTCGTCTCGCGGCCCTGGAGGTAGCCGTACCGCTGGTACGACTCCAGGCTCCAGAACTCGTTTCCCTTCGTGTCGTCCGCGCCGTCCGGCGACGTGAACACGCCGTCCGTCTTCGCGAGAGTCTTCACATCCGTCGCGGTCAGGGCCACGTCGTCCTCCTCCGGTGGGGTGGAACCAGTCGCGCGGGCGACGATGCCCGGAAACACGACCTCCTTGAACTGCTTCACCCGCGCGTCACCAGGGCACGAGGTGCCCGACGTAGACCACTCGGGGAAGAGCCGGTGATAGCCGAACCCCGGATCGTCGTGGGTACGGCAGACACGAAGCGGGATCCCGTGCCGCTGATGCAGCCACACACCGAGCTTGGTCAGCTCCTCGACCTGCGCCGCCGTCCACGGATCCGAACCCTGCAAGTTCGACGCCGTCTCGATCGACACCGCGCCCGTACCGTCCGCCCGCCGGTTCGCGCCGGCGTTCGCGTCCGCTCGGGTCTCCGTGCCGATGAACTGGCCGAGGTCGCCCTCATAACCGAGGCCGAAATGGGACTCCAAGTTGGTGCTATCCCGCCAGTACTCGTAGACCCGCTTCGCCGTCCACGGGGCGATGATGCTGTGAACGATGAACTGGGTCGGCCGGATCGCCGCTTGCGCGTCCGACTCGGGCTGGAGTTCGTACTTCGTGGCGCCCGGATACCAAGCCATGGCCGATCCTTCTCTCAGTAGTCCCAGGTGGTGGCCGTGAATTGGGCGTGTTCGATGGCCCATGGTTCGGTGTGGTCGTGCCACACCTCCACGCCGACGGGCTGGTACGCCTCGCCGTAGAACGGCCACGTGACGGTCTGCCACGACCGGCCTGGGGTGGCTAGACGGTCGTCGGCGCCGGTGTCGTCGCGGATGCCGTGCGGGTCACGCACGAAGCGCGACATGAACTGCCGGGGCCTGGTGTCTCCGTCGGGGAGGGTGATCGCGGCCCAGCGCAGGTTCCGCGACCACTCGAAGTCCCCGTCGAACGGCGGCATGATCAGGCAGCGGTCGCGTGCCATGGACCGGTCGTTGCGGATCGTCTTCTCAAACGTCAGCAGCGTCCACTTCTCAGGCGGGATCAACTGCGGCGCGAGGCCGCGGTACAGCTTGCACTGGGTTGCCATCAGATCCTGCCTCTCACGTCCACGTACCGGGGGAGCCGCCGACCGAGCAGAGGTGCCAGGCGCCGGCCGAGTCAAGGACCACGTCACCGGCCTCCCACGTGCCGGCCGCAGGGGCGCCGGCGCTGTTCTTGAAGCCCGCCAGGCGCACAGCGGTGAGCCCGTTCTTTCCGCCGACCGATGCGACGCCGGTGGTTGGGTCGAGGGTGTGCACCGCTGCGCCGTACAGGGCGTTGACGGATTCGAACTTGCCTGCCCACTGCGTGTTGAGGGCGTCTGCGGACAGGCGTGCGTAGGACCTCTGGTCGCCGTTGAAGGCGTCGCCGGACCAGTTGCTGATGATGAGGTCGGTGCCGGTGGCTTCGAGGTCGAGTGCTGAGCCGTCGACTCGGAAGCGGTAGCCCTTGTCGAAGTCGGTGACGGTGAGGTTGCCGTTCGAGACTTGCGCGTTGCCGTCGACGTTGAGTCCGGCGAGGAAGGCGGTGCCTTGTTCGATGGCGGCGACGCGGTTGAGGCAGTCGGTGACGAAGCCGCCGATGGTGGTCACGGTCGACTGGGTGGCGAAGGTGCTGTCGACGTACGTCGTGGCTGCCTTGGCGTCCAAGGCCACGGTGAGGCCGGTGACTTGGGACTGCGCGATCGTGATCGGGTCGCTGCCTGCGCTGCCGTGGGTGGCGGCGTGTGTGGCTGAGGCGAACGCGGTGGCCGGGCTGACGGCGGCGGTGCCGAGGCCGAGGTTTGTGCGGGCGGTTGCTGCCGAGGCCAGGTCGGACAGGTTGTTCGCGGATTCGAGGAGGCCGGTGACGATGCCGGTGTCGCCGTTGACGGAGAGCACGGCGGGCGCCGAGACGGTGCCGCTGCTCGACTCGACCGGGGCGAGGGACGGCAGCGCGACCGTAGGGACGGCGGCGGGGAGGCTGATGTTGTAAGCGCGGCCGGGTGCGTTGGTGAACTCTTCGTCGACGCGGTATGTCCAGCCGGTTGGGCTGAAGTCGTCGGCGTCGGTGGCGAGGAGTGTCTCCGTGAACTGGCCGGACGCGGACAGGGTGGCATTGACGGGGCCAAGGGCGATGACGCCGTGAGTGGCTGAGGTGACGCGGGAGACGGACGGCGTGAACGTGATGGTGCCGGTATAGGGCTCGCCGTCGAGGGTGCGGTATCCGGCGGTTCCGGCGGTGACGGTCACCGTTTCTACGCCGTTGGGGAAGGCCATGGGTTCCTCCTACCGCCGCCTCTCCTTGGAATCGTAGCTTGCGCTTGCCAAATTCCTACGATTCGTAGGATGGTTCTCGCGACCCTTTCGGAGGGGTCGGTGGCAGGGGCTTTCCTTGCGGGTTGACCCCTGCCACCCACAACCCGCAAGCAACCCGCAGGAGCAGACCCATGGTCGACCGCAACGACGGGTACGTCCCCGACCGCCTCTTCCTCGACGGGCGCCCGCACATCGTCGAGATCGCACCCCCACGCGGCGGTGTCCGCGTCATCGGCCGCGAGACCATCGGCGCCCCGGACGAGTACAACCGCGACGCCCACTGGCGGTGGGCCGACGTTAGCGGCAACGGCACCCACTGGTCCCACTTCCGGGGCCACCACGTGCAGATCGACATCGGGTTCCATACCGCGAACCGCCGCGAGGTCAACGACTGGAAAGGCCGCGACGAGATCCGCGCCGAAGGCACGTGGACGCTCGCGCTTGCCCGCCAGCAGTGCTGGGAGGGCTATCTCCGGGAGGACCCTCTCAACCAGCTCCTGGATATCCACCGGATCGCGAACCGGATGCTTCACCACTCGGCTATCGACTGGCGGTTGGAGACGACCGCCGCCGACCAGTTGCAAGGGCGGCGCGTGTACTACGACCGGACTCCGGCCGTGGTCTCGTCGGCCCACGTTCTCAGTCAGGGGTGCGTGATGCTGCGCCCTGTTGGTATCGACCGGTTCCCGCCGTCGGTGCACGCTCTCGATGACGAGTCCGATGATGATCTGTACGAGCGGGACGAGATCAAGGTCGAGTTGCTGTGTGAGCGCGTGTGGTGGTGGCGTGACAAGCCCGCAGGTGACGAGGAAGACCTGAGGCGGCGCCCCAAGGACGAAGGCAAGTCGCTACCCGCCCCGGAAGGGGGCGACTCATGAGAACCATCTGCGCCGCCATGTCGGCCCTGTTTGCGTTCGTTGTGCTCGCCCAGCCGGGCGTCATGGCCGTCGACTTCGTACTCGTCATCGGGAGCAGCCGATGAGCGAGCCACTCCCGCCGTTCTCCGGCGACGAACCCACCTGCCCCAAGTGCCAGCACGAGGGCGCCAGCACCGAGTACAGGGCTCTCGGACAATGCCTCCACGACAGCGGCGGCGCCATCGGTGTAGCGAGGAATGAACGCCTGCACCGTGAATGCCTGCGCTGCGGCTACGCATGGGACGAAGCCCTTGCCGAGCCGGTCGGAGGCACCCGGTGAGCGGCCCCTGCACCCGCCCCGAATGCGGCGGCGCCCACCACACCGACCCGTGGGGCACACCCGTTCAATGCCCCCACGCTGGGATCACCCAGACCGTCGAGGAGCAGCCGATGAAACCCCGCGCCTCAGTTGTCGAACTGATCGCCCCGGACTGCACCCCTGCCGAAGACGGAGCAGGCAGCATCGTCGTCCCCCGCGAGGTCCGCATCAACGGCGTCTCCGTCTACACCCCCAAAGGCACCGTCGTAAAGATCGACGACTTCGCCCTCGGCGAGTCCCTCGTGACGGTCAACCTCACCCTCGTCGTGGGGCGCCGCGCCCACGGCGCCGCCACCGCCCCCCCC